TCTTCTTTACCATTTTTATGTTTGATTCGACCTGTGTAGGTCAACTCCATGGCGCCACCAACCTTGCCTTTTTTAGTTAGTCTTGAATTGAATTTTAGTCTCAGTGCCAAAGATAAAAAATCTTTTCGTGTAACTTCTTCGCCGTGTTTTAAAAATTTAATGCTGGCTGCGATTCCTAGTGCAATTTCACCAATGTCGCCTACGTTGTATCCTTTTCCACCGCCTTTGAGAATTTCACTTTTTTCAATCAGTGTCAACAACAACGGCTCATTGTCCTCAGTTTCGAGTCGGCTGATGTCGGGAAGGTCGCTAGTTAATATTAGATAGTTTGCTGAATTTGCCTGGGCATTTTTTGCCACCGAGCGTAATGCCCTGGCATATTTAGGTTTGATTATTACAGAAGATCCGTATCTTGCATGTGCATCGGGCACTAGATCAATTGGAGTCCCAACTTCGATCGCTTTGGCTAAATTTACTAGATATTCTCGTCTAAGTTTGGTTTTAACCAAACCTGCTTCTGTTAAAAATTCTGTGGTTTTCATAACAGTATTTATCTGCGTTCTATATCTTCTTCCACACAGCGGTCGCCATACTGTATTTCTACTAATTTACAAGGTTGTGTAAATGGGTTACTCAGCTGGTGCCATTGCCCAACAGGAATATGCTGAAATTGATGTACCGTACGTTCTTGTTCGCCGTCCCCAAAATTGACCACACACGATCCTTCTGTAACCATCCAGTATTCTGCACGTTGTTGATGACGTTGCATACTAAGTGTTTGCCCGGGCTCTACGGTAAGTTCTTTAACTTTGGTGCCTGCAACTTCATGTAGCACACGGTAATATCCCCAGGGACGGATGGTTTTAGGTGCTTTCCACTCCTCAAGGATCCATGAGCTACTGTTGGCCTTTTCTTCTCCGCCTACACCAAACACAAACTCCACATCATCAACGACCATTTCAGGAATGTTATCTTGTGTACGGTCGCCACCATTGGCAAATACTAAGGTTGCCCAAGGAAACATTGTTTTAACTGTCTGGATGGCATCAATTGCTGTTCCGTCATCATCGTTAAACTCTACCACACGATCTACAGAACGTAGATTACCGACAATGTTGGCACGTTCCGACCAGGGCATAAATGCACGACCTTTTTTACGAGTTAACCAAGCATCGCTATTCAATCCCACAATTAAATGATCGCCAAGGTTCCTGGCCGCTTTAAGATAAGCAGTATGCCCAGAATGCACAGGATCAAATCCGCCGGTGGCAATTACAATTTTTGTCATCAGTCTGTGATCTTGTAGTAGTCTTTGTCCAGCCAAGTCACAACCAAATCTTCCATTCTAGCATAACCATGCTGATTTACGCTGTTGATCACGCTGTCATTGACGAGATTGCGTTCAGCTAGGTCGTACCAAGTAGCTTGTTGTGTCAATGGCTCGTGTTGGCTGGCGTATACTGCAGCATACAACCAAGGAGTACTGCGTTTACGATAAAAATATGCATCTCTGCAATCAAAACCTGAAATGGCTAGCATGTAGATTAGATTTAAGATATTGTAATTGTAATATTGATGGTCGTGTTGTTCTACTACCAAACTACTATTTTTCACATAGGTGCCTTGCGGGATAGTCAGTATCAACATACCATTTTCTTGCAAGGTATCTTTCCAAGTACGCAAACACTTGAATGGGTCTAGAGCATATTGAAATGTATCGTGTGCCCAGATTAGATCCACTTGTCTAGGTACTGCACGTTCTTCAAAATTTTGTTCAATTGGAATTATGTTTGGGTTACGAGCCAGTATATCAGGGTCAATCTTGGTCAAGTCTTGATCCACAGCATAAACTATATAATTCCTAGGTTCAACAGGTTCATCTCTAGTCATTAGGCTTGCCCACCACTCGGCATCCAAGCCGGCGCCGCACCCCATATCAGCTATATATGTTAAGCTGTCAAGAAAACTGTCATATCCGTACAACAGGTTTAATACTTCTAAACTGTGTTCGTGACTCAGATAGGGGTTTTTAAATAGAGCCATTGGTCAATATTTCCATTACTAATTTTTCTTTCAATTGTGTGAGTCTAGATTCAAGTTGATGACATGCTTCGGCTACTTCATGATCAGTTCCCCAACCCCGCTGTGTATTCAAGTGGTATGCAAATTTTGCCACTGTGTCTTTTTCTAGTTGTATGTTTACAGCGTCATGCTTGGGTTTAGCTTGACAGCAAAGTTCAAACTCTCGTAACAACTCGTCGGCACGTTGACGCCAATCTATCATACTACAATATCTTCCATTCCTGCTGTACGCAATCTAACCACGTGTCCCAGCATGAAGTTCTTTGACTCAATACCTTTCATAACACCCAGCCAGCGATTGCGTAGTAGAGCTACTTCATTGATGATTGTTTCCATATCAACTACCTCGTCTTCGGCTTCTGCATATTTTTCTGCATCTCTACTGGTCAATGCTCTAGCATAGGCTTCTAGATACTTTTTATAATGCCGTTGTCTAATTTTACGTAATTGTATATTAAGATGTTCTAAGATGGCTTCAATTTCTTGTAGTTGATTGAATCTGTGTTCGGTCATACCCGGCAAGTCCGACAATTCTTTTTCTACCCGACCACGAATTTTAATATCAGCTTTGGCGTCAAGCAATTCATTCTCAAAGTAGTCAATGAATGCTGGGATTTCTCCCATATTAGCTACAACTTTATTATACCACATTATTATTCAACCATTCTATAAATGTTTTAGGAAATACGTTTAGATCAAGTCCTGGGCGACGTGCAACAAATTCTTTTAAAAACTGAGTTAAGTCTCGTTTCTCTGACGGGGTTGGTGTACTCAATAAACTACTTAATACCAACTCCCGTTTGATAAAATCTGATGCGGTAAATTGTTCAATGACTTGATCTTTAGTTGCCGGATCTAAAATATGCGGTGCTAAAAAGTTTGGGTTATATACACACTCAATCCTGTACGCATAATCTTTAAACTGTTTATAAAAATCCGCAAAACCCACTACAGTTAAATTAGACATAACAGAACTTAATTCAACACAAATATTTTTTTCTGCTAACAGTTCTAACTTGCGTTTAAAATCATGCCACGTTGCTCCATACCGATTAAACTCGTACAGGGCACCCGTGGTTTCTCCGCTGACATTAAGTACGACATTTTTGTACTCGGCTAATGTATCTATTATACGCTCAAACCGTTTAAAGTCAACACCTAGCCCGGTAAAAATTTGAACACGTGGAGCATGACCGTTATCTTTTACTATGTCAAGCAAATATCGACTAAGAAATGGTTCGCCACCGCTGATGATTATTTCTTTAACTGTACCGGACATGGCTTTTATTTCTGCCAATATTGCCTGTGTTCTGTCAAGGCCAAATCGTTCTTGTTGGGAAACACGAGCAAGAACAATGTCCATGTTGTTTTTTGTATATCTATCCGGCTCGGATGCTATACCATAATCGCCATTCTTTAATACGTCATTACGCCAACTACTACTGTATTCTTTACAACAATAGCTACAAGTCAAGTTACAATCACTGTTTAGTGTTATGTCAATAATTTCTGGATTTGTAACTACTTCGGTTAGTGTGCGTATTTCACCTCGGGCTATAAGCCGTGGGCTTGCGGCTCCTCGATCTTCCGCAGGCCAGCAGTTTTGCTCACAACTAGAATTACGCTCATTTGCCAGCATCATCTGACGTTCGCTAACATTGACATCAGTATTGAACAGTTGCCCAGGATTAGAGGCAAGCCACGCAAAATCAATCTTGTGTGGCCGGGCAGCATGACAATTATAGGTTGTCTGCGATTCTAGATCAATCTTTAAAAATCGAAATTTCTGTGAACAATAATAGTCTCTGGACATTAATACTCTTCGTCATCATCCTCAATATCATCATCGTCTGTGGAATATTCCTTAAGAGCACGTTTAAGAGTTGAGTCGGTGCCGCCAAATTCTTTGAGTTCTTGGTCTCCTAACATGTCAACCATGACGCTCATTAAGTTATCTGCACACTCTTGACGATCCTTTGCAGGAACATACTGCTTCATTATAGTGTATAGTTCACTTAGAACTTCTACATCAATATTCATTCTACTGTTTCCTCTTTTTTAGACTTCTTTGGTTTTTCTTCTACAATAGCTTCTACTGCCGCTTCAAGTTCTTCAACATCAACTGTTGCGTGATGCGGATTGGCAACAAAGTCTGCCATTGCACGATCCAAGCACACATCTTCATTGCGTTCCCAGGCTTTGCGGAACTTCTTGACAATAGTGCCATCAACTAGTGTATATACCAAACTGTTACCTTCTTTGGCCAGTAAACCTTTGCCTTCAAACAGGTCAACCAGACCTGAGTAGGGATTCATACCTTCTTCATATGGAATCTTAACCTGGACTGATTCAAACGGTTTAGCGTAGCGTGTTTTCATAATCTTACAAGCGGCACGGATACCTTTAACTTCTGAAATTTTGTTGCCGTCTTCGTCTTCTTTTAGCTTTAACTTACGCATAGCTACAACGATAGAGGAAGCGTAGATAAAACCCTGTCCGCCTGAGATTTTATCGTCAGGATCAAACATGTCCTGACTTGCGTATGTGTGTGCTGTACAAACTAGACCTAAATTCAAGCTACCAAACATGTTTACGCAATTACGTACCAGGGCGGCAAGTGCTTTGGGCTTACGACCCATGTCACCTTTCATGTCCCCTGCTTCGAATTGATTTACATCCGTTGGGGTAAGTAGCATACCCAACGAATCTACTACGAACAAGACTTTGGGTCTTTCTGCTTCTGGTAATGTTTTGTATTCTTTGACAAACTCGCTGATCATCTTGCCCACATCGTCAATCATGGCCATGTTGAGTTTAAGAAGTTTATCTTCGCTAGTATCTACATTCAATGCATGTAGCCATTTCTCGTCGAGTGCGTTTTCGCTGTCAACCAGGATCACATAAATGCCTTGCTTCTGTGCGTTGGCTACCAAGTTACCTGAGCAAATAAAACTTTTACCTGCACCGGACTCTCCAGCAAACACAGTAACTTTACCCAGTGGAACACCTTTGTTAAAGTCTCCCGAGATTAGATAGTTCAATGCATAGTTGTTTGTTGAAATCCAATCTGTAGGGTCTGTAAAACCAACACTGATACCGTCGATACTTTTGGTAATACTTTTGCGAAATTTTGATACGTCAAATGGTTTGGCCATGATAGTTTTCCTTGATAAAATTTTCTAATACTTATGTGTAATACTAACACTCTTTTTGAAAAACGTCAACTGAAACGTTTCTCGTAATTAACTGCATAAAATCTTCTTTGGTTTCTGCTTTTGGCGCACAGATACCACATAAACATATTTGTTTGGCGCACTGAATAACTGGCATTGAGTTAGATTCAAACTGTGTTTTGAGTGTGCTGATAATTTCAGCAGAATTTTGAACATTACCCAATGGTTCAACACGATTGGTTGTGCTCATTCGACAGTCTTTATTGGTATATACGTTGCCTGTTAGTTGTTGCACAAATAAAAAGAACCAGTTGACACTACAACTCCAGCCTTCAAATCCTTGATACGGCACAAAACTAATTCTAGACTTCAAGTCTCCGTTTAAACTCAACTGGCGACCGGCACAACAAGCACGACCCTGGGCAATACTTAACACTTTACCCGTTTGCGGTATCAAATCAATCTTTTCTTTATATTCTAATTTTTGTGTTTCTGGAACTTTACTCATCCAAAATGTTTTTAGTTTACCAAATTGTTCCTGTGTGTAGCTCCACCGATCTTCGTTGTTGTCCATGGCCTTGACCACATACCTAAGTTCGTGCTCTTGACAAAACTTGATTATTTCCTCTGAATCAGCAAACAACTCAGGCTGGTTGTGCATCATAATGATACATTTAAATCGTTTATTATGTTCTTTAAGGTACAATGTGTTGTCTAGGTATTGTTGTTTTTGTTTTGGTAAGTTTTCTG